AAAATCATTTGCTCGGTCTTCATAGTCAATGTAGCCACGAGGGTTGCATAGAATTCTAGTAGATCCAACCATGTAGTCAAACACTTCATGAGTGTGCCCATGAGTCCACAATTTAATTTGTGGGCGGTCCATAATGAATTCTGACAAATCACTAGAGTATGCACCATTCGTCAATACATCTTTTTGATAACGAGGTTTGATCGAAAGCTTGGAAGGAGCATGATGCCCAACGACAACAAATTTATCTTCTTTGTTTTCATCAACAACCGACTTGATAAACTCCACCATTCTCAAATGGTCGGAATAAACTTCCTCAGGGATCAGATCATATCTTCCACCGTTACTAACAATTCGAAAATCATTCATAACACGACGAACATGCCAAAGAGTATTTGGATCATTTTTGTTCATGTCAGTCCATAGCGTACCACCTATGAAGGTATGGTCTTGAATTTTAACTACTTCTTTTTCAAGAAGATAAACGTTTTCGAAACTTGAAAGTTCATCTTTCAAAAGTTGGTAACTCAGTTGATAATCTCCACCATAATGTTCATGATTTCCCATGATGTAAATCACATGAGAAAATCTTTCTGAGCATTCACGAAAGAAGTTAAAGACACGAGCATCAAACTTGTTTGCTACACAAATATCACCTGATAAAATCAAAACATCGGCATCCTCTTTATTTTCAAGAGAAATCGGTCCAAACTCAAGGTGAATATCTGAAGCAAGAGCAATTTTCATTTTGTTTTTTCCAAAGAATCTTTACGAATATAATGAACTGTTTGTGTTTTTGAGGAGGGATATTCTTTTACAACAGATAAAAAAATAACACCATCAATCTCTTTTGTTGACCAGTGATCATAAGTGTAATAAACGTCAGTTAAATTTACACGATTACGCATTTTTATAGGTTGATTTTTTGTTTTCATGTTGTGAAAATTAATACTAAAAAGCAAATGGACATTATACAAAAAGTTAACAGACGCCCAACTAGAGCACCAAAAAATGCTCCTAGCATAAAGATACTAAAGTTTGTGAAGGTGAGATAACTTTCCATAGTGTAGGACTCCAGTCATTTTTAGAATCCTACACTACTTTTTTTACTGTGTCAAGAGATTTTCGGCATTATTACCAATTTGAATTTTGCGTGGTTTTCTTTCATCAGGAATAACGTTCTCCAACTTAACCACAAGTGTACCATCTTGTAGTTCTGCTCCTTTAACAACAACAGTCTCGGCTAAAATAAATTTATGTGAGAAACTTCTTTTAGCGATTCCACGATGAACATATTCACGTTTTTCTTTTTCTTCGGCAATCGCTCCAGAAATAATTAGTTTGCAATTTTCGTAAGTGATATCGATCTCTTCACGTTTGAATCCTGAAAGAGCAACTTCAATAGTCCAATTGAAGTCATTTTCTCTAATAAGATTGTATGGAGGATAAGTCTGAGGTTTAAATTGTAGGGTATCAAACTCTTCAAAAGTGCTAAGAAGTCGATCAAAACCTACAGTGGAAGGAAGCAATGATTTTCCGTATGATAGAGTCATATTAGTTCTCCTTGAATTAAGCGAGTTAATAAAAAAACCAACCCAAAAGGCATTGGTCCGAGGAATTGTTAACCAGCCTTAACCTCGGACTGCTGGTCCCATCCCGAAGGGAGGATTATATTTATTTAGCCGTGGTTTGAGTTTTTTTGCCAATATTATATTTGGCAATTAATTCCCAATCATCCTTCTCTTTATGAGACAAGATTTTTATTTGAGACAGAGAAACTGTCGGTTCCTTTGTCGCATCTTTGTTTACAATTTTCAACAGTTCCCAATCTTCCAATAAATTGGTAATTGTATTTCTTCTTGCGATATCATTTTCTGTAATGTCGGTGGGTTTTCCATCTAAAGAAAACAATTCTTTAAAGTGTACGATATAATAATTACCCCTCTTGTGTAGAATGTGGCAAGATTGATAAAGAACTTTTTCTTTTTTAGACGCTACTCCAATACGAGTCAGTGTTTCTCTAACTTTAAGAAAGTCATCTTTTTCTTGTAATGATACTTCAACCATATCTTCTATTCTGATCATTTTTTTGTCACTCCGCCTTTATCTAGTTTTTCTTTTATCAAAGCGATTTGGTCATCGGTCAGAATACGCAAGGCTTCCTTAGCTTTTTCATTGGAGTAACCAAAATATTCTTTAACGCATTCCAAATTTTTGACGACCTCCTGTTTCTGCCAGGGCTGAAACTTCCGTTTCATAGGTCTGATACTATTTAGAAAATATTGGTATTGTAATTTTCCAGAAATTCCAGGATTCTTGTTCATTTCGTTAGCATAAAAAATACAATCGATATGATAAGAGAGTGCTCGATTCACGACATAGGCGTTATATTGTTTCTCCTCATCTAAAACATTCTTTTTATTTTCAAGTATGCTGGGTATAATTTCTTTAAATAGATCGGCCATTATTTGTAATCCGTGTTGCTATATTTCATCAGCTCACGAATTTCCTCATCTGACATTTTATATACTGGAATAACGGCTTCTTGTTTGATTGGAATACCAACCATTTTTACGCCATAGTTTGTTACATACTCGAAAGTTTTGAATTCGATGGGTACAAGACGATAGATCCAACCATCAGAAAAATGTCTAAACTTTACATGCGGTACCGAAACAATATAAAGAACATCCACATTTCTACATTTTTTCAACTGATTGGGTCTAAACGAAAAACAATTTTTAAAAACATATGGTGATTCAGTCTTAACTTCAACTTTTTTACCATCTACCAACATGTCTTTTTCAGAATCAAATTTGTTAATAGAATGCTCAATGACCAGACCAGGATGTTCTCGATTCAACATATTCGTTACAATTTTTTCACCCATCAAACCGAGTTCATTCATCTTCTCTTCTTTAGACATAGACATAATACATTCCTTTATTTAAAACTACACTCAATCATAAATTCTGTCAGACATGCCATCAAATTAATCTCCTGATCCGCCACGAAAGCGGATTGGTATTGATACTTTGCGAGAATCAATACAGCAGGAGGGATACTTTCTGGCTTAAGAAAATCGTACATTGAATCGTAGATTTTTCTGAGAATTGTTGAGGTATCATTATCAAGATTGTTTGTCACCCATTTTCTTGCAGAGGTGAAATCTTTTTCTTTGATAAATTTAACTAGATTGGAAATGTTTATATCTAGAAGATTTGATAAAATGCCTTTGTCAATTTTACCCGATACAGAATATCGTTGTAGTTCATTGAGAACACGGCGATTGTCTGGAAAATATTTTGTTATGATTGATGCTACCACATCTTTCTCATAAGGAACATTTTCTTCTTTGAGAATCCATTCAACTCTCTTCATAAAATGAGCCGCCATTTTGGCTTTTTGCCCATTTTGTAGCTTGAATTCTACAACAGAACACCTTGAATGTAGAGGCTCAATGATTCGATTTTTAAAATTACAGGTGAAGATAAACGAACAGTTTACTGAAAACTCTTCGATTGCTCCGCGTAAAGCGGGTTGAGTAGAATTGGGATTGAGATAATCTGCCTCATCGATGATGATGACCTTTCGGCCACCAGAAAGACTCATCGATGAAGCATAGTTTTTGATTTTGTTTCGAAAAGTGTCGATCCCGCTTTCATCTGAGCCGTTGATGACAATAAAATCGCAACCGACCTCTTCGCAGAGGGCCTTTGCAATCGTGGTTTTACCGACGCCTGCGGGTCCAGCAAGTAACAAATTGGGTATTTCTTTTCTGTTGACATATTCTTGAAAGGTTCCTTTAATAGTATCGGGCAAAATACAATCTTCAACTTTATGTGGGCGATACTTCTCTACCCACAACATATGCGTATCGTTCATTCAACAACTCCATAATATAAAATACAAGTATATCAGATTTTACGCCAAGTGTCATTTTCTTTGACGTAAAGTTTACCATCAGGACCAGGAACAATGTTCACTTTAACATTAATTTCTGTTCCCTCTTTATACCTAGGTGTAAATCCTGTGATAATAAAACCATTTGAACAGGAAAAAGGTGCTGGAGGTAATTCTTCGCCGTATGTTGCTTGTAATTGAAGCACGGGTTTTCCATCAAGTTGTTTCTCCAACTCAGCAGTTGGAAGTTCATCTTGCTTATAAACAATACGTTCCTTTACTTCTTTATAACCGGCAACTCCAGCTAGAGCAATACCTGCAAGCCCAAAACCTTTGACAAAGTTTCTTCGCAAGATACTCATTTTGCGTCTTTTAGCCCAGTGTAAAGAGCTTCAAATTCATTATCAAGACTAACTTCTTCTTGGAAAGAATTTTTGTGATGAGTTTTTGCCAAACGACGGAGAACTTTTTTTGGAATTTTATAATTGTCGTACAGAACATTTAGAACATCTTTAATAGATTCTTTATGACTTTGAATGACATGCATTTCGTTAGAAATTTCATTGAGAGCATCGTGAATAGCCCTCAAATCTTCAACTTTAAAATTACCAAACATCGTGTTAACAGCGGTATTGTTCATGATTTAAGCCTCGTATTTCGAACCAGTTTCAGTTGTGATCCAATATTCAACAGGAAGAGTATTGTTTTTAAAGTGCCCGATACCTTTCGACGAGATGGTTACAGAGTATGATCCAGGAAGAAGCCTCAAATTTTCTGATGAAAAGATCATTCGAAACTTTTTATCATTTTTACCAAGATTAGTAGAATTTACATGAGAAGAATCATCCTTTGCATCAAAGGTTTCAACATTCAAGTTGTCACCATCACACACGAATGCTATATTAGGAGAACCAAGAGCAGATGCTACTTTTGAAATCCATTCAAAATCTTCCGACTGAATAACAAAAGAAATTTCCGCATTATCCATGTTAACTTTTTTATCAGGCGGTGTTAGAATAGTTTCTTTTGCAGCCTTTCGATATTTTGTGCTGCTTCGACCCGCCAAACTTTTGATCAAAATGTTTTTATCTTCAATTTCAATCTCGGGAGAATTATCCCGAGAAAGTGTCAACTGAGCCAAAAAATTATTGAGATCATGGATACCAAACTCTTTATCAAACTGTTCTGTCAATTGAGCTTTTGCGAGAATGTTTTTTTGTTTGGAAATAGTTTCAATTACATTTCCAGGTTTCACAAAAATGCCTTCGTTAATAGTCGCAAAGTTCTTCAGAACGCTCATAGTATTACTTGAAAGTTTCATCACATTACTCCATCAAAAAACATAACTTAGTAGGATATTTGAAATTTTATCATTCAAATCATTCAAATCAGAATCATTGTCGATCACATGATCAAAGTTGTACCCTATCCACCTCCATTCAGATTCATGTATTCCAGACTCTTTCAACATATATTCTTCAGCCTTTTTTGAACCTCGATTAGCTTCGGCTGCAATCGTGTACCATGAAGGTTTAAATCCTCTCCGTACTTCTATTAGTACGCCTCCCTTTGATGTCATCCATTCAATTTCATTTTTAAATCTTACATCTGTGACGACAACATTTTTACCTTTTAATTTCTGAAGATTCATTTCTAGCGCATGAATCCAAAAATCTTCATGAAATACATTTCTTACCGACTCAGTACCGAGAAGTTGTAAAGCTGATCTTGGTGTAAAAGGTTTATTGAATTTTTCTGCCCAAAAATTGTCTGATTGTTCACGAAAAATTCTTGATTCTTCTGTGTCACCTTCCAACAATTTTCTTTCCCAGCCAAATAGAACTGCCGCAACATCTTTTAAATGAGATGCGAAACTGACTTTTTGAAAGTCGTACTCTTCATTTAAAATGTCTCCAACAGTTCCTTTTCCTGACCCAATAAAACCTAACACACCAATCAACATTTTACATCTCTCCGACGAAATTGGCAACAGCCGGCATGTCACCTTGAAAGTGATATGTACCAATGTGTTGAGTTCTCATCCATGGGCACAGCCAAATTTGCCCACCGATTTTCCTCCATAGTTGGCAAAACATATAATCTTCTGATAGATAACGATCAGAACCACCACCGGTTGCACTATCTACAGTATCGATAATCGTATCAAAAAATGCATGAATGTACCTAGAACCATCAAAGTGTTGCTGACCCACATGATCGGGTTTATAGCGAAGCTGAGGATATGCTTTTTCCATTTGAGGGAAAACATCACGATTTACAAGCATGAACCCGGTACCAATTTCTAATACTTCTAACGGCTCAGAAACAGAGAATTGTGCAGTTCCTTTTACTGGATTAAAAACATAATCTCCTGTCACCTTTTCAAGCATATGTGGTTCAATATCTGGTTTTCTAAGAACTGCTTTTTTTACAGAAGCCCATTTCAAAGCTTTCTTAGGGTAAGGTCCACCGATAACATCTTTGTTCAAAGCCAACATTGCAATAACATCTTGTGGGTTAAAGTTAATATCAGAATCTATAAACAAAAGATGTGTGCAATCAGAGCGATTCAGAAATTCATCGACCAAATAATTTCTTGCTCTAGTAATCAGTGATTCGTTAAAAAGAAAAGAAAATTTAATATTGATGCCATATTGAATACACATACCTTGTAGGTCAAGACATGCTTTCATGTACAAACCGTGGTTCATACCACCATACATTGGTGTGGCTACAAACAGACTTTTTTTCCTTAATTCTTCAGTTTTTATTTGAATTTCCATTTGCGCTCCGTTGATAATAAAAAAGGAGAGCCATTAAAAATGGCCCTCCTCAACTCAAGAGTTTATATTAGACTGCTTGAGGGCGGACACCCATTGAACGGCAACGGGCTTTAAAACTGCGAGAAGGTTTACCTAGACGATAAACTGCAACTTTGGTGCCATTACCACGATTACGAAGATTCGTATAGATTGCATAGCCTTCTTTTCGAAGTTCAGCAATACGAGCGGCAACGTTTTTAATACCAAATCGGCTGCGAGCCTGAGCGGTACTAAAAGTGTTATAGCCGGTGGTTTTCGTTAGGGTTTCCAACATGCGCTGTTTAGCAGAGACTTTTTTCATAACAACTCCTATTTTATAAAATAAAAAATAACTCGATTAACGAGTTTCAACATCATACTATTATATATGTACGTTGTCAACAAAAAACAACAATATTACCGCCCTACTTGAGGTAAATATTTCTGTTTTGTTTCTTCCCAGGTCAAGAAAATCAAATCATCATAGAACAAAGTTTCTTTCGATACTTGATTTTTCTTTTTCAACATTGAAATCCTACCTTTTGCATACTTTGTTTTCCAGATTTCACTTAAAGAATGACAACTAGTATCGAAAGATTTTTTCAACTGTGATTCGTTGATTTCACTACGCAAAAATTCACGAGTGTTATCATACAAAGGAGAAAAGTAAATTCCTCTTTGATGATCTGTTTTCGTTATTTCTTTTGGAATATTAAGCTTAGGATATGCAAAATGTAGTGAACGGTTTTTATGGTCGCGTTTCAAAGGAAGCCCTTGAGCATTTTTTGCTTCCCACCATTCAAAATATTTTTCTGTGTGATTTTCTTTCAACCAATCCCACACCATGTTAAGTGTGTTTTTTCTTGGCTCAAATGCTACAGAGCCAGAAGAAAAGCCCATTTTTTGCCAATACTCAAGCCCATCATACTGACTCAAACCACCAGATTTTGTATTACCATACAGTGATGTGGTTGTAACTCCGACTAGAGTATCACCATATTTTTGTTTCCATAATCTTTGAACATCATCAGATAGACACAGAAGCGCGAGAAGTTTACCACCCATATAATTATAGCCAAGTGGTTGAAAAGGTACGATAGAAGAACCAATTGCAGTATAGTTAATCATCTTACCTTGTGTTTTCTTTTCTCTTTCCCAACCAATATATTTGTCTCTCGGTGTCAAATCAAGAAAGTCGGAAGAAATACAAACAACACCAAGATATTTCCCAGTCACTTCATCGCGTACCATGAAGTTCAAATTTCTTCCGATATTTGAATTATTTTTCATTGTAGAAATAAAAGTTCTTGCCACATTCCAGATGACAGGCAAATCTTTTGTTCTTTTTTTGTTCACTTTTACAGTAGAACCATCAAGCCCTACTGATGACAGTTGTGATGAATCATCAGTGTATTCCATAAAGGGTTTCAGCTTTGCATAATCATCTGGATTTTCTGGTACCCAGATGTTATTTTTTACATAGTCGATATATTCTTGTTGAGTTTGATCAAGCAAACTTTTTTCAACGTCACCAAAAATAGTCGATGTTTCTCTAGTTGGAAACTTTTCCTGAACTTCACACCATTTTTGATATAGCGTATATTCTTTAACGTCCATTTTTGACGCATATGTCAATTCATCAACAAGAACTTTTTTCAGATTATCGGTATCGATGTGATTAAACGTTTCTTTTGGATTTCTTAGACTCCAAGAATCCCATTGTTTTTGTACAAAATCAGGCCATTTATCATTGTCCAAGGTTTCGATGTCGGTTTGCATTTTCCTGTTCTTTCACTTTTTTGGCAATATGTTTTTCTATTTGCTTACGCTTCAATTTAAGCCCAACTCTTCGCTTCTCTGCCATTTTCAATGACAAAGGTTTCACATATGTATGATACACTATTCCGTTCATATGGTCAAGCTCATGTAGAAAACATCGTGCAGTTAAACCGGTAAACATGCTCTGTCTTGTTTGCCCGTTGAAATCTTGGTATTCTACCTTTATTGTTTTTGGTCTTTCAATGTGAAGGAATAAATCTTTGAAGCTTAAACATCCTTCTTCCATTTTCATTGTTTCTTCCGAAACTTCAATTACTTTTGGATTAAAAAAGGCCACATAGTTATCATCCATACCCATTACAAAAACGCGATAATTAAATCCACATTGATTGGCTGAAAGCCCTAGCCCGTTATGTTTCTTACATGTTTCGACCAAGGAACTTGCAAAACTATTTGGGTTCACTGGAGGGTTACTAAAATCAAATTCGGGCAACTTTTGTTTAAGTATCTCTGAGTTTTCTGGAACAAGGTCAAAAATTTCAATTTTCACTTCAATTGTTGTTGTTTTTAAATCTTCTTTCCATGAATCTGTATTGATAACTAGTGTTTGATTTTCTTTCATTTATCCACCTGTGAAAAATTATTAGTTTTTTTGAACTTAATCACACTTCTAAATTTGTCAAACAACTGATCACCTTTGTGTGATATTACGAATACGTTTGTTTTGCTATCTAAGGTATTGAGAATTTTTAAAAATTCTTCTGTACCAACTGCATCTAGAGAAGAATCGAACACCTCATCAAGTATTAAAAGATTGGTGTTTGTGGAGTTTTTAAGCTTTGCCACTTGTCTCCAAGTAAACAGAAGTGCTAAATCAATACGCATTTTTTCACCTTCAGAAAACGATGCGTATGAAAAAACATCTCGATGCCTTGATTTAATAGTTTCTTCAAAATTTTCATTCAAGTTGAAGTTGACAAAAAAGTCCATTGCAGAAAGATATTTGTTGATTAACTTGTTCATTACTGGAAGATATTGTTTGATGATCTTTGTTTTGATGCCAGTATCTTTCAACAAAGTTGCCGCAAATTCATAATACTGTTTTTCAACAGAAAGTTCCTTTGCTTTTTCTACCAAAGACTCAAGTTCTTTTTTCAACTCTTTTAATTTACTATCATCAGTTTCTAAAATATTGGTTGAATTGTTTAATGATTGAATTTCGTCAATGATAGTTAAATTGTATTTTGTGGTCTGTGTGACCTGTGTATTCAATTTAATTATTTCCGATTGATGTTCATTAATTCTTTTTTGAACATCATTTATAGCTTCAATTCTATTATTGATTCGAAGAATTTCTTCGTCAAGTTTTTTTGAAGCTGCACTGATTTGAATTAGCTTTTCATTTTTTTCTGATATATGTTTTTCTTTATGTTCGTTTCCAATGACTTGTTGACACGTTGGGCAATTATCATTTTTTTCATAGAATTCAATTTCTTTTTTTAATTTCTTTGTATTGTTTTCAAATTTAGCTTCTATTTGAAACAACTTTTTATTTTTATTTTCCTGAGATTCCCGGTCTTGAATACCTTTTAACAATACGTCGATATGTTTTTGTATCAGAGACACATCAACATTTGTTTTTTCAATAAACGTGGTATTGTCTTCCAGTTCTTTTTGTTTTTTAGCAAGTAAGTCTTTTGTATTCTTTTTATTGTCTTCGACATTTTGCTTCTGCAATTTAATTTTTTCTGCGGTCAATTTCATTTCATATTCAGAATCTTTTTGATCATCTTTGATTGATGACAATTTAATTTTCACCACATTGTTCATTGAAGAAAAGATTTGAATATCAAGTAGGTCCTCAATAATCGCTCGCCTGTCTGCTGGAGATAATTGCATGAACGGGACAAAAGAAGCCGAACCAAGAATGACAACTTGAGTAAATGATTTATAATTCAGTTTTAATATATTTTTTTCTAAATGTTCTTGATAATCTTTTGATTTGGCGTCTTGGTTGACCAATACTCCGTCACAAAAAATTTCAAATAGATTAGGTTTAATGCCTCTGACAACTTTGTAATTCTTTTTACCAATCTTGAATTCAACTTCTACAACACAGTTTGCATTATTGATAGAATTTAACAATTGAGGTTTGTTAATTTTTCTAAAAGGTTTACCAAACAAGCCGAAAGTCAAAGCATCCAAAATGGTAGATTTACCTGCACCATTTTGCCCAATGATAAGCGTGTTTGTGGACTTTGTTAAAAGCAATTCCGTAAAAGAATTGCCCGTGGAAAGAAAGTTTTTCCACCTGCACTTTTCAAATGTAATCATACTGTATCGTCCAATGCTTCGACGTATAATTCTTTAAAAATATGTTTGAGTTTGTCTTTGTCTAGGTTTGTTGTAAGATTATCCACATACCGATTAAGTATTGATGTGGTATCTTCAGCCTGATCGACATTTACCTCATCCAAGTCTTCAATATCAGTAAAATCTTCCGTAATAGTTACATCGATAGGATTTACTTGGTAAAGTTTGTTCACCAACATATCAAAAAGATATGGATTCGTTTTGTTGACGACTACGATTTTTACATAAGTTGCACTATACGGAGATAAATTCATTTCTTGAATGGTTTTCATATCATCTTTTTTGTCATCATAAAAGATTTTATGAAACATTTCATAAGGATTTTTTATGAATTCAATTTCACTCGTTTTTAAATCGAAGATATGAAACCCCCTAGGATCATCATAGTCTTGCCAAGTCAACTCATACGGATTACCAAGATAATGTATATTCTTGTATGATGATTTGTGATGATAGTGCCCAGAAAAAACTGTATCAAATTTATCAAAAACCCTTGGCTCAAGCCCCTCATTTGAAGGTGCACCTCTGTACATTTGAAATCCCTGTATTTCAAAGTGTCCCATACAGATAGTGCTTTCTGTATCTTTTAGTTCTTTCATCGATGCTTCATAATTTTCTGAACAGATCCAGGGCATCATGCAAATCTTTACACCAGCAACTTCTATTGTTTTTGGATCGTTGATGACCGTGATATTATCATAGTCTTGCAGCATCAGTTCAGGAGAGTTAACTTCATTTGTATTCTTGTAATACGTGTCGTGGTTTCCAACCAGCATATACACTTGAATGTTTCTTACTTTCAGTCTGTCGAAGAACATGCTCTTTGCTCGATGCAAAGAATAAAAGTTAACATATTTCCTACGATCAAAAGTGTCACCCAAAATCAGAACTGTATCGATATTACGATCATCTAGTTCTAGAAAAAACAGATTATAGAATTTTTCATAGAAGTCCAAGAAATGATTCGAATCATTTCTTGCTCCAAAATGTTGATCTGTGATCAGTGCTACTTTCATTGTGCCTGTTGATATAAGTTTGCGATTCTCGTTCGCAGTTCCGTTGAACTAAAACTATGCTTCCGAGAGTTATAGTAGATGGGTATTGAAAGACTCTTGCCCGTAAAGTCTTTGTCTTTATATTCTTCACCAATGATTCTAACATCAATGTTATGAGAAGTCAATATGTCAAGAAGGTCTTTTTCAGTGGAATATGGTATAATTTGATCGACGTATTTACAAGCTTCGAGTTGTAGGTATCTTTCCAAAATGGTCTGAACAGGTTTGTTCTTTTGTGGGCGATCAATTGTCGGATCGGTTTGCAGCCCGACAATCAACAAATCACATTGCGTTTTTGCCTCTTTCAACATCATTACATGCCCAGCATGGAATAAATCAAAACATGAACATGTGAATCCTATTTTTTTGTCATAACTAAACATCTTTATTGCTCCAAAAATTTTTCAATACCTTTTTCTTTTTTTATAGCTTTCTTTTTCTTTTTGGTTTCCTCAAAGTTTTCAATGAACTCAGAGATGTTGTCGTAAAGTTCAAAGGGTTTTGAATTGATTTCATCAAAGCCCAATAACTCCATTTCTTCCATAATACCAAAATTCTCTGTGGATTTGTACTTTACATAAGTCTGCTTTTTTTCTTTTTGAATTCTTCTGAGGAACGCATAGTAAATGATTTGTGTAAAGTATGCAAAAGCATTATTTGATTTGGAAGTGTCGAAGTTTTCGAAGTACATCAGACAGTTTTCAATACCATCTGCCACCATTTCATCTCTATAGGTATAATTGATGAAATTTGGTTTGTGTGATAAACCTTCAGCAATTTTCATAAAACATTCACCAATGTAATTGGGTATCCTTGGTTTATCTAGATTTTCTGTTTTTGCTTTTTCTACGGCATCTTTGTAATCGACGAGTGCTTTGCAAAAGTCTGCGTTATTAATGTAGTGTTTTTTGGTATTTGTATTCATGTTCACCATTATTTTGCTTGATTTCCACTTGACAAAGGGCTATACTCCACTATGTACCCTCTGCATGTTAATTAATTAATGTATTTGGAACTAGGTGGATCTATAGTCTCTAGTAACAGTTTCATCTCTTCTTGTGTCAACGACACATCTTCTTCTAAGATACTTTCCTTCTCTTTCTTTCTCTTTTCCACGGATTGTAAAACAGCATTTTGATAATACTCTGTAAATACAGAGGAAGGAGTCATCTTTGCCAAGATATCTTCATTCTTAATGATAGTATCATTATGCTCTAAGATTGGTACCGGTAACCAATAATCAATCGATACCGATTGTCTGCCAGACTTTTCATCTGTAAAAATATAAACTAAGAAAGGTTCTTTTAAGATGTAGCCTCCATCAGTTGGTTCCATAGTGGCTATAACCATCTCATCGTTATGCAATCTTAGCAGTTTAATTGTTTGCATTTTTGAGCCCTATTTTATATAGTTTGTAGAGGAACTTCTCTTCATTATATAGTTTTGTTCTTTCTACAAAGTGTTTGAGTGTATGATTCATGTGATTACCGTGTCTCATGTCATCAGCAATATCATACAGAACGGCCTTTTCTTTATTATCACCCAGTCTTAATGCTCTACCTATTGATTGCAGGTTTCGTATCCTAGACTTTGAAGGAGATGCAAACACTACATTATGTAAGTTTCTTATATTAATACCGGTAGAAAAGGTGCCATATGATGCGATAATGATTGCATCGTTTTCTTTTTCTGTTATACTCCTCACTTCTTCTCTTATTTCAACTTCAGTTTTTCCTGAAATGAAAAAGATTTGTCTGTCTTTATTATTGTTTGAATTACAAATCAAATCATACAATAATTTTCCATGTTTGTCAACATATTGGTAGAGTATGAGAGTATTTCCTTTGAGTGAAATGGTTAAGTTTTTGATGAATTTGTTTCTTGATTCATTTAGAATCAGGTATTCAATCTCTTGTTGGTACGTACACTTTTTAAGTTTCTCACAGATTTCTTCTGAATGTTTCAACACTAAACATTTGATTTCAAAATCTGCTAATCTTTTTTTGTCGATCAATTCTTTGGTTGTAGCAACCTTTTCACTAATACCAAAAAGCCCTTCAAGGACTAATTTATGGGTATGTGTGCCGTCTAAGCTTCCTGTAAGCCCTATGCGATATTTTGCATTGATGCAATTTGTAAGAATTGAAGTTAATGATTGTGCTTTGAAACGGTGTGCCTCATCACCAATAACGAAATCGAATTGCTCAAAGTATTCTTTTGGTTGTTTGTAAATTGACTGCCATGTTGATATGATCAAAGGAAGTTTTGTATTTTTGTCTCTTCCTTCGTATATTTTGTGTATGTTTTCAGAAACATTCCATTCGTTTTTAGATGAGTAATCTTTAAAGTCTGAATAAAGTTGTTCAACAAGTGATGTTGTTGGTACTATTATCAAACCTTTTTTGCAATGATAATTCAAAAATTGTCTAATCAAAAGATAAATTATAAGTGATTTACCTGAAGCTGTTGGTGATACAAGCAATGCTCTCTTATTTCGCATTGCATATAAAAAAGCATTCTTTTGATGATCATCAACAGTGAGAGATTTCTTATTTGATTGCGGTTCTATTTGTTGAAAGAATTTATTTGCTAAAGTTTCTGAAAAATCATCAGTCAAATCTGGGCGAGGATCTTGATAATCGACTGTGTAATTTCTTTCTATTGCAAAGCTTTCTATATAATTGAGTAGCCCATGATAGATTAAATTGGTACGCAAGTCATACAATCTAATGCGCCCATCCCAAATTTTGTTTCTGTACGCAGGAACGAATTGATAGCCGGGCACATAGAAGGTAAAATAGTCAGACAATTCTTGTGCTGTGCTTCTTTCGCATAGAACTTTAACGTATGCTTCGTTTTCTTTTTTAATTATTAAATTAGTTTCCACCTATAAATCTTTCCCATGAAATATAATCTCGCAATTGAAACGTTCTGCTTTTTAATTCTTGTAGTATAGATTCGCACGCCGCAACGGCTTCATCATGATACATTTTCTTTTCAAGGAGACGAATTAGTTCTTTGTCTGAATCTATATAGCGTTCAATTCCTTGCTTTGTTTTCAGATTTAGTAGAAAAGGTTCCCATCCTCGTTCCTGCAATTCTTCTTGAGAAAGTGTACCGTTATAGTATTCTTCTTTTATTCTTTTCAATTTAACATAATCAAAGTTTGATTTTTTGGCTGCAAACCTATGTGAAATCAGTATCTTTAGGTATTTGTTGTGAAGCTTTGGTATTTTAAGAAGTTCTTTTCCAGGTTCGGTTGAATCAATGTTCGAATCGATATCCCACAATTTAATTATTTGTTCAAGGTTTTCCATAATGTATCCAATGTTAAACCTATATTATAGCATCACAATCTTTCAATGTCAAAATAATTAATTTTGAAAGATGCTGTAGCATACATATGTTCTTCGGCGGATTGTGTTGTGTCAAACTGAATATCGGATACACTTAATGGAAAAATGCCTTGGTATTTGATTCTAATTTTTGGATTGTTTTGATTTGAAAATACGGTAAGAATGGCTTCAGCTTTTGGTTGCGTTCGATACCCCATATCTGTAGTGATACCACGCATCCAATTATGTATGAATAGCCAAGAAGATAAATCTTCATTGACTAAAAACTCCATATCAAAATTGCCGTAAGCTATTTTGGTACCTGGTACAAATAAGTCTAGATTTGGTGTAACTTGTGTAAGTTCCGTTATTGTGACACCAGGAATATTTACTTTTTGACAGAAGTAAATTGTATCTGAAATCTCTGGAAAACTTACCGTATACTTGGTAGGTTGAAGAAGATTTGTATTTTTTGGTTTGGTTATTAGCCCACTCATTGATTTCTCCTATGTCCATTATTTAGGAATAAAAAAAGAGGAGCCCGAAGGCCCCTCCAAACCACTCTTAATGGTGGCTACATCAATTACATAAGATTTGCGACACGGAAGATACGATAGTACGTGTTACGCTTCGAATATAGCTGACCAAGATCGGCGTTTGGACCACCAGCAAATGGGTTTGCTACCATTCCGTAACGAGTCTTGAAGCCAATCTTTGGCTGGAACGTATACTGATCAACCGCACGAACCATCTGGAGAGGAACGTATGGGCAGTAGAACAGACCAGCGTCATAAGGTGAAGAACCCTTATAACCGATTGTGACAAGCTCTTGATTGCTTGTATAACCACCGAAATATGGATCGATGTAAACCTTGATACGCCCATGCAGGAGACCAGCAAAGGTGTTACCAGTGTCATCAACTTGTAGATCAGTAGAAAGAGCAGGCGTATAAGAAAGAACACCAGCCATAGCCATTGCTGAAGCAACGTCTGAAGAAACGATCAGAACGTTACCTTTACCTCTACGAGTTTCTTTGGCAATCACGTTAGCATCGCGTTCGATTTGGAAAATCAGACCTTTGAAACGCTCAACTGACCAACGACCATTTGAATCTGTGTCGAGATCGAAAACGCCAGCCGTTGTTGTACCATACTGAGCACCGTTTTTAGCAACAGTGTAGATTGTACGAATAACTTCACGGTTGATCTCAGCAAGAATCTCTGTTGACAGAATGTTTGACAGTTCTGTCTCTGCATCAAGCCCGTGAATTGCTTTCAGGTCTTGTGCAAGTTCTAGTGAGTATTCAGCTTTGAGCGCACGGCTTTGTGCTGTAACAGTCACTTTCTCAATCGAGAATGCCATTTGAGCAAATGCTGTATTTGAGTTTGAACCCAAGAATTCAGCCGTTGATGTTGGCATACCGATACCAGTTGTGAATGTATTGGCTGTTGTGAAGCCATTACCAACTGGGTTAGTGAGCGTGTCGCCTGTGGTGTTGTTAGCAAAACCAAAACGGTTTGTACTTGAACCGATACCAGAGAACTGTGTATTAGCTTCGTTGTAGAAAGCTTCAGTTCCTGCTGCCATATTCTCACCAAAACGTGCGCGCATTGCGAAGATAAGCCCTGTAGGACCTGTCATTGGCTGAACGCCTGCAACGTCATAAGCGATTAAGTTTGGAAGCGCACGACGAACGAGACTGATAAGAATTGGGTCAAAGTTCTGAACACCAGCACCAGTTACGTTTGATGGTCCGCCTGTTGTCTCAAGAAGCATACCCATTTGAGCGCGATCAGATGCCATGGCTTGAGATTGATTCTCAAGAACCATTGCTGTGACTGCCTTACGATATGGATCCTTGATTCCGTCCAGTTCTGGATGATCAAGAACTGGTTTCCATTTTGCTTGAAGTTCTTCAGATAGATACATTTAAGTAACTCCTATTGTTATTAATGGTATATTTATTTTAATACCGATTTTGAGATTGTTCTTGCTACGGCGTCTACGAGAGGGTCAGTTGAAATTTTTGTTGGCTTATCTTCTGGCACCTCGACACCTTCTTCTAGAGCAGACTTTTCGGCAGTCTTAACAGAAGATGGCACATATGCATCTTTCAGTGTGTTAAGTTTTACTGCGAAATCTTCCTCAGAAGTAAACTCGACACTCTCTGCGAGTGATTTAAGCTTTTCTACCTGAGTCTGCGTTAGGCCTTCGCAAACTGCTTGCACGGCCTCAAACTTTTTATGCTCGTTGATTTGTTTTTTCAACTCGATTGATCGAGCAATTTGTTCGTTTAGTTTTTCTTCCAGTTCTTCAACGGTTTGTGTGAGTTCTTCAACTACATCAACCTTTTCTTCTGGAATATCGATATAGTGTTCTGCGAATAGATTACGTAGCCCACCAATGAAGTCTTCTACAATTTCTGAACGCAATCCACTTTCGATGGCAAGTTTGTTTTCTTCCATCCATTCTTCGACCATGTAGTTTAGATAATCATCAACTTTCGATGCAAAATCTTCTCTGAGTTCGGAGATGGCATTTTCAAACTGTTCTGCGTATTCTTGTTCCATTTCTTCAGCAATTTCTTCTACGCGAGACATGACTGCTGCTTCAAAAATGGTAGTTGCTTTTTGAACAAATTCTTCTGAAAGGTTTTCGCCATCGACAAGAGCGTCGATATCTTCTTTCATTTTTTTCTTGATCATCTTAGCCATAAGCTTTTTATCTTTGGCTTCATCTTCATGATCTTTGTCATCATCTTTTTCTTCTTCGATTAGGTCTTCTTCATCTTCTTTCACATCTTCATGATATGTTTCAAATGTGGCACCTTTGTTTTTGTCCATCATTTGACGCCCAGGTTTACCTTCTGGATGTTCAACTGAACCGGCTTCAGCAGGTTGACCTTTTAGCTTTTTCATTGGCTCAGCACCAACAGGTGGTGTTGCGCCAGGTGGTGTTGCTGTTGCGACACCTTTCGTTGCATCTGGACCGGCATCAGTAGTTTTTGTGACTTCTGTACCAATGTCACCAACTTCTTTTTGCCCGGCAACAACTGAAGTCGGAAGGCGTGATGGTCCTTCCTGTTTTGCTCTTGCTGTACTGATGCTTTTATTCAGAACGTCAGCGGCAGCTTCAGATAGATTGAACTTCTTAACCATTTAGAAATCTCCTTGGTTTTGTATTTGGAATATTTATAATATTATAATTTTTTAAGAAAGTTTTCGAAGATTTGTAAACTTACTTGTTCAATTTCTTTTCTTGAAGCTTTACGAATTTGCTGTCTAGCTTCTGTATAGTGAACTTCTGTCCATTTACCTTCTACTAACATCCACTCTTTGCCCTCCATAATGCCCTGTACAAAAGCTCCAGGAGCAGAAGGATCGGCTACAATATCTGCCGCTGTGGCAAGATAAAAGTCGGGCTGAACAACATTTACGCCGTTGATCATTTTAAGTGAACCCATACCTCTTGATGATACACCCAACATTGCACCACCTTCAATCAAATTTCTTGCAATGTTACCCATTGGAGTATCAAGAATTTTTGCTTTACCGATCCATTGTGTACCATCTTCAGACAAACCGGTAACCATATGTGAAACGCGGTCAAGATTAATTGTTGGGGTATCAGGATGCCCCAATTCACCAAATGCTCGATTCTTATTAATGTAATCTTGTGTATAACGATCAACTTCTTTTTTCATCGTAGCATACTCATACAATCTTTTATTTTTGTTTTGTCTTTCTGCTACAAGAAAGGGGCCTTGAATGAAAAGATTTTTCTTTCCATTATCTTCCTCTGTCAGATAACGTACTTGTTCCGTTATTTCTTTTATTAGTTTCATCTTACCCCCATTGAAGCTCTTTTTCTTAGAGACATTCTTCTTTTTCTTAAAATTTGGTTTAACTTACTTCTTCTTTTTATTTTTGCTCGTCTAGCACCAATTTTTCGCCTTCTCACTTCATGAGGAGACATTCGTATCAATCTACCACCTCTAAAAGTATAACCTTTTACTGTCGATAATCGTTTGCGCCTTTGTATCTTACCGCCTCTCACTCTTACGCGAACAATTTTTGTTCGCCCCATCTTCTGAACATTAGCCTCTAACAAATTCTCTAGTAAATTTTGTAGTCTTTCTTTGATTATAAGTGAAAGCATTTTACGGCTTCAGACTATACGCACCATAGTTAAATGCAGCAGGATCATTAAATTGCCCGCGCTGGTAGTAAGCATTATCTTTTCTCAATTCTAAAATAACCGTGTAAGAAGAATTTGCAATTTGACCTTTTGTATAAATTCCTATGTCCCCGTTGTTATTTGCACCTACTGATGGATTTCTTATTGTTATCCAGCTGCCTGATGCATCATACTCTCCGTTCCCATGTAAGAGCAAAAGAGGAACTCCGCTATTGGCTGATGCAAATGCTGTATTGGACCAATATAATTGCACAGTACCGTTAGTACCATATGTATCATACCAAATTTTATTTACGGTTAATCCATAATATGGCAAAGGAGTATTGGCAGAACCTCCCCATACATTCGCAACTGGAAAACCATTTGTTGCTAATGCACCATACAGAGTATTCGCTTGAATTCTATGTAGATTGTCTTCCTGACCACTTCCATCAAAATCTGCTGTAATTTTGATGACTGCATATTGTGTTTCATCTTTTAGGACTTGATAAGAATATTGATTTGCCATTTTTTATTCCTTGGAAAACTTTACAATAGTTTGAAAATGTTTAGAACTTGCCTCTAACATATCGACCAGTTTTTGTCTGTTAGTTTCATTAATTTTTTTATAGAGTTGCATGATATCATTTGCAACTTTTGGCGTAACTTCTGTTGTTGATCCGTCTAAATGTTCAACAACAACTGGCTTTTTATTTTCTTTGACCTGTTTAACCTTTTCAAATATTGTTTCTTCTTTTATTGCCGCCCATTGCATACCTTCGTATGGTACGGTTACATATTTGTTGATTTTGTCCACATAGTAAAGTGCAACTCTCTGCCCATTTGGAAATTGTCGAATAGATTTTCTTCTCATTACCAACATTGCAGGAGGATCTAATTCACTTTCTTTTCCCTCTTTTCCTTCATAAACAGGATATGAAGTTGCTTTGAGTGCCATGTCACCTTTAATTTTTTTCATAACTGAATCATGCTCACACATTTCTTCACCTGCGGCATGTCTCTTTTGTACATCATTAAAAGTTTCTGCTACATGAGCAAGATATTCTGGATGATGAGCATGAAACATTATGTGTGCCGCATAATCACCCAAATCTACCATACCTCTTTTTTGTATATCTAGATGTTGATGCAGTTCCGAAGGAGATAGTAATCCGTCTCCGTTGGTGTCAGGAGAACCGTCTTCTTTTATTTGTTTCTGAAGAAAATCTTTTAAACTTTTCATTGTTCTTCTTTGGTATCTTCCACACTTTCTTCTGATTCGTCTTCTACAGTTTCTTCTGATTCGTCTTCTACAGTTTCTTCTGTGTTTTCATCCTCTTGATCATCATATTGCGCTAAAAAGTTTCTAGCAACTTCTTGTTTTCTCTGATCAAGAGCAGCGAAAATTTTATCATTAATTGCATTATACAATGCATTTCTCATTTCGACAGCATTATCCGTAAATGCATTATCAATAACTGAAGTAATATTTTCATCTGGCATTTTACTCTCCAATAAACATTAAATATTTATACCACTCGTTTCATCATACGAATTGCTGGATTGTATGACTCTTTTAAACTCAAATCACCTTTAATTGGCTTATTGTCTGCTGTGTCTCCCGATTCTGATGATGCATTTGAAATTGCAGGAGATGTTGGAGCATTATCCGTTTTTGCTCCTGCCGTATCTGCGGCTAATTCTGCCTGCCCTTGTTGTGCAATCTGCATTGGATCCATAATTAATCCGGCGGCTTTTTCAGCATCAATTTGTTCACGCATTTGTTTGAGATCATCCTCTGTCATGCGTAGAACATTTCTTTGAATCCATTCCATTGAATAATAACGCCCAACATAAGGATCAACAGCACCCAACAACGATAATCTTTCTCTGACTAATTCTGCTTCTTTTAATTCGGCAAAATTATTGTCTTTAATAAAATCATAATAGATATGTTCTTTAAACTCTTCGAATTCATCTGCTGTACAAATACCCTTTAGAACGCATTGAACGCGAAGCGACTGATCAAATATCTCTGAAAACTTTTGTCGTAACCTGTCAACAAATTTAGAAAACTTGACCTCATCTCTTGTGATTTCTCCAACTCTACCAAGCGAAAATCCGGTTTGATTTGGATCAAGGCGAGAGATGGGTACATTGAGTGCTTTATATAATTTCTTTTCGAAATACTTTACATCTTCCAATTCACCTAAATTTTGCCCACCAGGTAATGTCGTGATCTCTGTACCTTTACCACCTTCTCGGCGTGGCAGCCAAAAGTCTTCCATCATGGAAAGAAATTTTCTGTCGTCACGGACTTCACCTGTTTGCGCATCATACACAAGTTTGTTTTTATACTTGACCATAATATCACGAAGGTATTGTTCAGCCTTCAGTTTAGGTAAATTACCTACGTCAATATAGAAAATTCTTCTTTCAGGTGCTCTTGAAATTCTATAAATAACCGTGGCATCTTCAATCATTCTAAGTTGATTGAGAGGCTTGATTGCTTTATGTAGATAAGAAAGAACAACTGCTCGGCGAGAATCCATCAAACCTGAATTGACGTTGATGATTGCGTCTTTTGCAATCCTAGTTCCAACCGGACCATAACTAGAAGATGTTCCAGAAACTACTTTATCATTATAGATGTAATATTCGTTTACTGTTGACACTACATCTGATGCTGTCGTGGCATCTTTTTGTTTTTTAACTTCTCGGACTTTTCTTATTTTTCTTGGATCAATATACCGAAGTTCTTTGATACCAGTTTGTGGAGCTTTTTCATCGATAATAATATGGTAAAATAAACGCCCATCGACATAGAACCTTCTGAATATATCGGTTCCCATATTTTGATAATTTAGTATACGAAGAAGTATGCCGAACTCTTCTTCGATAGCTTTCTTAATTTTTTCTGGTTGCTTTAGATCATCCAGTATCAATCGAATTGATTTTCCGTTATCGTTTTGAACAATTGCTTCGTTAACAATATCTTCGATTGCAGATTCAATTTCTGGTTGCATTGACATTTCACGATAACGGGAAATCAACTCAACTTCGTTTTTGGCGGTACCATCGAGATCAACATAGGTTCCATAATATGCAGCAGCCGAAATAGTTAACGCACCATCTTCATTTGATGGTGCGATAAAAGTTTTCTCTGACTGCTGTTGTAAGTCAGTTTTTTGTCTCGATATTTGAAAACCGAACAAATTAAAAGCCATTGATTTTCCTTTTCAAATTAATCATAATGAGGGGCAAAAGCCCCTCTATATTAGGTCGTTGTTGCCGATTCCCACCACTGATATGCTAGGGTCACAGAAAACTCTTCAATTGAATCATTTGAACCCCAATCAAGATCAATAGGTGACAAATCTACAGGAAAAGCTCCGACAAATTTGTATGCTTTAATTACATCTCCGGTTTTTCCATATTGGTTGACGTTGCCGTCAACAGAATAACCTGTTGGAGTTGCAGCGGAACCGTTTCTTAAGTTAGCTGCATGAGAATTAATGCCATTCATCCAAGATTCAAAAGCTTTGCGAACTTTAAAATTTTCATCATTGATGATTGTAATTGTCCAGTCTGCAAAGTTCCTGTTTCCGGCAAACTTCAATTCACGCCCAAAATAGAACAGTGGTACTGTTCCTAGTGTCGTGCCTGGAAGCTGTGCGCTTTTGCACAAGAAGGTTAATGCTTGTGAAGAACTAACTGCATCTTGTGTATATGTTGGAAAAGGCATTGTGACTTGGAACAGGTTAGGGCGAGCACCATCTCCTACAAGATTTGCTCTAAACTCTGTTACGTTAAAAGCCATTGTTTTCTCCTATTTTTTATTATTTATTAGACAGCACCAACAATTTCACTAAACGCAACACCTGTTCTTACGGCAACAAAGTTCAACTGAATATAATTAATTGATCTTGCGGGTTTGATATAAATGTCACCAACGAATCTATTGTTGTCAATAACTTGTGGTGTATTGTTTGTTGTGTCGCATACAACTCTATAGTCATAGACACCACGACGCCCTTTTACATCACGCAAGAAAGGATCAACTAATGCTACAAATTGCGCTCTTGTAAATTCATCATTGAGTTCAAAGAGAGAAAACTTTGCGGCAGTAGAAATGGCTTTTTCAAGGACGATGAACAGGCGACGAACATTGATTCTACTGAATGCAGAAGGCTGTGTAATCAGAGTTTTATCACCATACAGTAGTGTGCCTTGCCCAGGGAATGAAACAACCGGATTGACACCAATTGAATAGATTGTATCACGTTCTGCTTGTGTTGGATTCCAAGCTAGTTTGACAACATTCTTGATTGCTCCACGGTTTGGACCAGCAGGTGAGAACCACGGATCATTAGTTTGGTCTGTACGAACGCAAAGCCCAGCAATGTCACCGTTCAGAGGAATCCAACGATAGACGTTATTGTACTTATCAAACTGATATTTCCAACCAGAGTCAGCAACAGCAAATGTTGATGCTCTTGATAAGGTATTTACCCAAGAAGTGATTGCTGTTGAAGGTGTTGTACCGCCTACGATACCAGTCTGTGGCGGAGAAATGAAAGCCATGCAATCTTTTCTAGAACTTACAATACTATCAATTACATATTGTTGAACTGTATTTACAATGCCTGAACCACCAGCATCTCCTGTAACAACAAGAGAAATGTCAACAACATCAGGATTTGAAAATTGTGTGAATGCAGAAGTGTAATCACCTGAAGTTAGAACTTGTGTGGCACCATTAGCCAGAGAAATATCTGTTGCTGCAAGTAGCGCAAAGCTTCTATTTGATGCTGTTTGCCCCCAAGTTGTGCTCGTTGTTGCAGGGTCAACTGGACCTAAAGCATACAAATATCTGGATTGATCTCTTAGAACCGTTCTATAGTAAGCTGATGAACCATCATCATTGATAGCGTCAGAAGCTTTTGACAAGAAAGGAAATACTTCAAGAACTGTATTTTTTGCACCACCACTAAACAATCCGTCTTCATCGATAACGATTACATGCATTTGGTCGTTTGTTCCACCAGCATTTGCAACATAGGTAGAAGTATTTGGACCAGCCGGGAAAAATGATTTATATGTCCAAGCTGAGAATCCTGTGTTTGAAGCAAGCACCGAAACTTTCAATGAGTTTCCAATTGCTCCGGGATAACGTGCAACAAATGAAATTGAGTTAGAGTCGGAAATATATGAAGTGTCATATACGTCTTCGTTAGCAATTTGAACGCCAGTGTTCGAAGAAGCGTTTAATGTACCAGAGTTTGCAGCACGAGAAACTTGAAGATTGTTACCATACGCTAAAAAGTTTGCTGCCGAGAAAAACGATACAGCAGTATTTGAATCGGGATTGCCAAATTTGTTGGCTAGATCAGATTCACTTGTTACTAGAGTTCTAATACCCGCTGGACCCCATTGAAATGGTCCAGCGAATGCACCGGCCGTAGTTGACACTGAAGGTACGACAGTAGTTAGGTCGACTTCAGATACATTTACGCCTGGAGAAATTTGAAATGCCATTTTAATCTCCTTGTTTTTATAATACTACTTTGGCAATTAACCTATCTTATATTTATCAAACGAAGAATTTGTAATCTTCATCCTTGGACATCCAAACATCTCCACCTTCCACTTGATAATTCTCATTTTTACCGTCATCGTATATACCAAATGATGGAATTTCATCATCTCTTTGATTCATCATTTCTAATTGCATCTGTTTCCTAAGGTCGTGATTCACTATTTCTTTAAAATATTGTTGTGTCGTCATCCAAGCAAACATAACCAAAGTCATAACCAAATCATCGGTTGATCCTTCTTCTGCTTTGAATGTGTTGTGTGTAGATACAAACGTTGTGAGTTCCGAAATAGTATCAAAATCATTGATTATCAGTTTATCAGATTCAATTAGTGTTTTAAGGTTCGAACACCCAATACGTTTGACTTGACTTGACATTTTAATACCGAGCTGTATGCCTCTACCAAAACCTGTACCCATAGCTTGGGCTTTTTTGTTTCCCGTTTCAATCTTGACCACATTTTCATACTCTAAATCTTGATGTAAAGTGTCGGCTATCTGTGGAGTATTATTTATTTCCACCAAAACATACGCATCGTTGTACAGTTTTGCTGTATTATATATGACCGTTGGAAATAAGATCGGTGAAATTGATGAACTTGCATATTTTGCGACTTGTTTGTACGGTACAGTAGAAATATCAAAAACGGAAAAGGTCGAGTTGTCTAAGTTTCTACCTTCAGATGGATCCACACACATTGCATAGATGTGATCTTTGGTCGTTTCCTCATCACCTTTGATTGGTGGCTCATAGATATGAATTAACTCATGTTTAATTATCGGGTCTTGATAAACCAATTGAGCAAGTTTGGAGCCTGAAATTAAAGTATTGGTTGAACCTAAGAATTCACATTCAAATTCCTGTCTGAATTGTTCCAATGAAGTGTTTTTAATTGTTTGTTCTTTCCATTCCTGATTTCTTCCGGGCACCATTGACCAGTGAATTTGAAAAGGTTTGTAACCGTTCTTTTTACCAATGGCATCCATCCAAAGTTTATAGAACAGATTCATACCGTTTGGTGTAGATACGATGATAATCTTTGTGGTCGTACCGGAAGAAATAACTGGGTAAACTGAGTTAAAGAATTCGTTTGCAATGTTTGCTGGAACGAAAGCGAATTCGTCCAAGAAAACTACATTAAAAGATCCCCCACGAACCGCAGATGATGATGTGGAAGCTGCAATAATCTTAGAACCGTTTTCAAGTTCAACATTACCTTTGTTCCAAGTGACGACACCTTGTTGAAGCCACATTGGAAGGTTTTCGTATGCCAGTTGATATTTACCTAGAATCTCTCTTGCCAAAGAACCTTTGTTTGCCAGAACGGCTATGTTCTGTGAGTCGGTAAAAAGTGTTAACCATAAAAGGTAAGCAACTGAGGTGGTTGTTTTACCTACCTGTCGAGGGCATTTTGTAATTACAAAACGATTTTCATGAAACAAACGTATCATTTCCTCTTGAAAATCCCACATTTCAAAAGGTATCAAACCTTTATCTACGTTTACAATTTTGATATATTTTGCGGAAAAATACACAGGATCCTGTGAACACTTGATGTATTCTTGAACTTGTTCTTCCGTGTAAGAAAGTTCTACACCGGCTCGTTTTAGGAGTGGATTGTCCCTGTATGAGTCTTTATTAATCAATGGCATTTTTACCCTTGATTAGTTTAGACAGTTCGGAAGTTGAACCAACAAAGATAGCTTTATCAACTGTAACTTTTGATTCTGAATTTTTCATACCTTTCATTTCACGCATAAGTTTTTGCATGTTGAGAAGTTTTTCATTTGCTTCGGAGGTATTCTTGATAAGTGTGGCAACAACTTCAAATGCTCTTGGATGTTCCGTCTCAGAAGCAATAGCCAGAAGGTGATCAATTGCTTGATTACCTTTTTCAATTAATTCTTTGTATGTTTGTCTTGATTCTCGATAATCAGCATCAAGGTCTAGTTCAAGCCCTTTTGAAATGATTGATTCTGTAGCAATAGGTAAAGATGGTTTTTCAATAACTTTTGCCGATACATCAAATATTTCAGACATATTTTTTTCAAAGTTTGACATGTTTATAATGTGTTAGGATATTCAGTTATCACTGTTGTGTAAGTGTAATTATTTGGTAGAATAACATTCGATGGATTTGGAGTAATGGTGATGTTTACAAGGTTGGAAGAATTTTCTGAGAAAGAAGAAACGACCCAATTTGAATTTGTGCTTGATCCTATAACATTTTGCCCGGCTACAAAATGACCATTCAATTTATTGATTTGAAGTTGTCTTGTAGCAGGCAACCAATTTGACACATTTGCCGTAGCTGTGGCAGTTTCATAAGAATAACCTTGATATACAATTTCATTATACTTATAATTTCCGTTTCCACCGGCGCTCATTGTTGCTGTAATGTTTTTATTTTTTAAAGAGTTATCGTCGAAAATATTTGTTATTGAGGTCCTGATGATTTTAGGCTCACTTATCGCACCATATATGTAACCTTTTATGGTGAAATTAAGTGTCCAAATAATTGTTCTAACATTACTTTCCCAGTTACCTTCATAGTCAATATCATGAGTAATATCTTTCATTATGATTGGCAACTGTTTTACAAGGTTCATTTCAGGTATTAAATTAACTGAAACTGTATAATCGGGAGCAAAATATGGTATAATCTTTTCAATTATTTGTGCGCTATCTTCAAAATTTCTGACATACAAATAGAGCGAAAAATCGAAATCAAAAGGTACTGGATTCCATACTGCAAGAGTTGTTGTTGACGCATCACCTGGATAAATTATTCTTTGATTTGTGTTTAGTTTCCTACCTGCATCATATGACATGTTAGTCATTTCATATGACATAACGGGTAATGTGATTTGAACTTTTTTATCTAAGTTTGGATCACCTTCAAGTCTTGAAACGTATTTTTCTTTTCCACCATATAGAATGGGAACCAGAAAATGTTCAAGTTCTTGCCCATTATCATCATAACGTACTAAATTAATTTGATTGAAAAGATCGCCAAATGCGACAATCATTTTTCTGATTATTCTATGATAAGAGTATCCAATTGTCATGATATTCTACCAAAAGGATTTGATTCTGATGTGTCGATGATAACGTCGGCTTCTGTTTGAATAATTTTGTTATCATACATTTCTCTGATTTCATTATCTTTTAATGGATCAGGAGTATTTGCTGTGGTATAAGAGGCGTTGCTTGTATTTCCACGCAGAAGCATGTTGTTAGCGAAAGTTCCATAGATATCGGTAACTCTCAACTTTGCTTCACTATAATCCCAGTAAGTTACTGTACCATACACTGTGTTTGCTGTGTTATGTACAGACTCACCTTGTATAAAGTTACCGTTACCTGTCGCAATGTTAACGTCAAGTTCTATTGAATATGCATCTTGTGCAACAAGATCATCGATAATTGGAATACCAACATCAATGGTCTCTTGTGAATACTTGAATTTCTCCAACTCAAGCTTATAGAAAAATGGATACTTATTACCTAATACATAGAAAGCCTCAGAGAAATTTACATATTTGATTTCATACATTTCACCAGTTTGTGCAAAAAATGGTATGTAAATCAAATCACCTTCTCTGGGTCTTACATATGTCTGTGGCACCCATCGAGAAAAGGATCTTTTTGATATGATGATTGACATATTGTTACGTATTTCAAGCCCAAACTTTGAGAAGAATTCTCTTTCACCTTCGTAACCATCAACGTTTGTTATGTAAAGTTCTAACGGATATGCAGCAGTGAATTTTTTTAGTGGGTCTTCACCGTATAATAGGTCTCTTGCTTCTTCGTTTATGTTTGGAATGTAATAGCAATCAACACCATTTATTTTAATGGTTTCAATCATCAAGTCTTCGACCAGTCTTTGTTCTGGTGAAGAGTTGAAATTATTAAAATATAGATTCGTAGCCATTAGTTTAGATAGAAGTCCACTGGAAGTTCATATTTGCTCTGCATTTCTTCTTCAAGAGCCTTGATTTCTTCGATGGACTCATCGAATATTTTTTGCCCATTAAGAACAACTCCTCCTGGAAGTTGTACACCAGCAAACTTTTTGAGGTTATTACCCCAAGTTCTTTTGATTAAAGCTGTAGCATACTCTTTTAACCATCGGTCATTCCAAACTGAAATGAAATCTTGTGGGCGAATCAATGCATAACACTCTGCAATAATTACTGTACCAGAATTAACTGCTGTACCCCATCCCCAATCACAATAAAGTCTATGCATATGTCTTTGAAATCTAATTGGAACTTCTCCTGTAAACATAAGTTCCAATGACCTCAAGTGCTGCATCGTAAGCGTATAATTAATATAAGATGCTGATGTAAAGTCATAGAGTTCGTTCAATCTAAGCTGATAGCGTAAGTCAAACATATTGTTTTGATTGATTGAATCGTTTATAGGAAATATTCGAGTAACACCGATAATGTTTACAGTATTTCCACTTGAATCCAACGTTACGGAAGGGTCCAAATTGATATATTTGTTGGACATATCCGTTGTATTAAGTGCTTTGATGTAATAAACTTTTTGAAGCGCATCAAAGTGGTAGTCCTGCCAGTATTGAAGGGCATCGTCTATACGATCTTCGACTTGGTCGTCATCTATATTAATTTCGATTGTAGGAAATCCAAGCCTGCGTAGACAGTAGTCTTTAAAAGTTGATCTATTTGTTACGGAAGGCATTTTTGAACCTTATTTTGGTAGTTATTCACCTATTTATCAAAACCCATTTCTTTTCTTATTTTGGTAGCAGAAATCGTGTGAACATTATCGTCAAAAACTTCTTGATCTATTTTGTAACCCACATCTCGCCCATAGGTAATATTTACGATGTTGGGTACCACTTGTATTTCGTATTGCCCTTGGTACAGAGCGTCTAAATCTCTACGAATATAATTTTCAACCTGTTCGATAGCAAAAGGATTGCTGCCTTGCCAGCCTTGACAGTCACGAATTTGTATGACAACTTGCCCAGTTTTCTTGATAGCTCTTTCAAATAATGCCCTGTGCCCTTGATGCCATGGCTGCCACCTACCTAGCATTTGAACAGTTTCTTTTTTCCAATCGAAAACAGGTCTACGCTGATTTGCTAAAATTTTATCTCCTACAAATGGTATCCATTTTTCTGCATTCTGTTCCGTAATACGGAAGTCGTAAATATCTGGAGAAATGAAAGCTTTATTGGTGTCTTCATACCTACCTGCATCAATTGTGTCCATCCAGATTGTCCAGTCAGCCTTAAAGTTGTGACGCATTTCTGGAAGAGGAGCCACAAAATCACAAATGACAAAATCCGCTTGGCACTTCATTGCAAACTCCGCCATTCTTAAACTTTGTCTAATTCTTCCTTCTCGACTGAAATCCCAATCATTATATTTTTTTCTTACTTCATCGGCATTAAACCATTGAACTGTAAACTTATAGGTTTTTGGAGCACTTTCTAACGAAGGCATTCTTTCAATGGGCATATTGTGTAGCCCGCCGTTTTTTTCCAAATAAATTTTTAGTTTTTCTGCAAAAAAAGTTTTACCTGCTCCAGGCAGGCCCATAATCAATATCTTCTTCATAAAGCCCCCATAATTTTAATGTAGAATTAGTTTTTTTCATATCAGCACAGGTGTATTCTTGATACGAGTTCACTAATTGTTCTGGCATTTTAATTGTTTTGAACTGACAAGGATATAAAGAGTTCACTTCTCTTGCTACTTGCAAAAAAGATTTAGCTTTACCAGTACCAAAATTCCAAATACCACTTTCTTTTATTTGTAAAAATTTTAAATGTAAATCTATGATTTGATCAACGTAAATAAAATCTCTTTTATAGTTCTCACTTTTTTTGAACAATGTTATGTAATTTGTTTCTCTCGCTTCTTTGAGAAATTTGAAGTAAGGGCTAGATTGGTTTAACTTATGATCTTCTCCAAATTCTGCCCATACATTAAAATATCTAAAACCTTGTATTGTAATTCCTACTTTTTGTTGTATAGCTTTATTTGCTTGTCTTTCAAATAGGTATTTAGACCATGCGTAAGGAGTTCTAGGGTCAACAGAAGAATTTTCATTAAATTCTTTGTTCAAGCCATACACTGAAGCTGAGGATGCATATTGTAAATCTATTTTATTTTCGATACACAAATTGAGCAGTTCGACCGAAAAGTCATAGTTCTGTGTCAGAACTTTTTCAACATCTTTTTCGGTTGTTGATGAGATAGCACCTAGGTGCATGACGGTTTTTACACCGTCTAGATTTAATTTATCACCCCATTCAAAACAACGTATTCGATAATTTAATTGAATTAGTCTATGAACTAAAAAACTACCAATGAATCCTTTGTACCCAGTAACAAGAATCATTTCTGACTATCTCCTGGGAGAATTCTATAGTTATCTTGATAATTGTCTTTGGTACTTACTTCTATAATTGTACCTTCTTCTACACAAATCAGTTGATGGGGTTCCAAAATTTTATTTCGCCAAGTATCTCCGACATTTAAAATTTGTTCACTTATTTCGGCATTCTCAGTATCAATTGTTTTTAAAACAAATTTACCTTCAAGTACGTACCACGTTTCATCTTTCTCTGCATGAAAGTGCATACTGAAAGCTCCACCTTTATTAAATTTCAAAAACTTTCCACAATATTTTTCTGTGTCTGCCCAGATGAGTTCTCGCCCCCATCCTTTTTCAATTTTTAGCATAATATTTCTCCTAAATCTGGAGAGTAAACTCCAACATGTTGAATAGTAATTGACGAGGCCTTGATTGCAAATTCAATTGCAATATCTATGTCTTTTGAAAGTAGATGCGCAAAAGAAAAAGCGGAGAGGAATGTGTCTCCTGCTCCGCAAACATCAAACGCTTTAATTTTTGGTACTGAAAACTTTTTATTTTTATATTGTACGTGTGAAGAACCAAAAGTTACTATGACATCCTGCCCATCTGATACACGATTCGAATACTCAAATTCATTTATCTTAATAAAACAATTTTTAAACTTTTGTAGGTCTCTTTTTTTGGTGTCGATATAAATGGGTATTTTTGGTGAATATCTTTGTATAATTTCTCCAATCAACTCATATGAAACAAAGCCCTTTTCGTAATCGGAGATAACGATACCATCAATATCTTTTGGTAAATCTATGTTAGTTTTAAGAGGTTCCGAAACAATGTCTTCATCTATACGAAGCAGGTGTTGATTTGATTTTTCATCGATGTAACGTATCTTTTTTGATTCTTTGCTGAGATATGAAATGACCTCCACACCCAAAGCTTCAAGATTATTTTTGACATTACTTGCCATTCCATTTTTTTGTTCTTTTCTTTTGAACTTAAAAATTGGAACAGGGGCTTCTGGGCTTAATTTATCACATGAGCCATAATGATATTCGTCAACACAACTGTCTCCTATTAATAAAATCTTCAAGGATTTTTGTCGTTGAGTAGCGAGGGTCTCTATCAAAGAATACAAATTGTTTAGCATATTCAAAACCAATAATTTTTTTACCTTTCCAATCGGAACCAATTACCATTATATCTGGAGAATAATCTTTAATCAAGCTTTTTAATTCATCATCAGTATTAAAAATGGTAACTTTATCAACCCATTTAATATTTTCTAAAATACACTGGCGAGTTATTTCATCGTTAAAGGGTCTATCGATTCCTTTTTTTTCTCTAACTCGTTCATCGGAATCGATAGATACCATTAGATAAGTGCCTAATTTTTTTGCTGTTTTAAGTAAAGCCATGTGCCCAGGATGTAGCACATCAAAAGTACCATTGACAAAAATTTTAATCATGATGAAAGGTAGTCTTTAAATCTTCCTGGTTTATGCACACGAATGAAAATGTTTACAGATTCGCAAACATTAGACATAGTGTTTAGATTGATATCAAGTTGTTTACCTCCTAACATTCCTTCTTGTAGTAAATCTTTCCAATATCCTACTAAATTATATGTAACATCATAGACTTCTAAATCAACATCGTGCATAATACCGAAAGTGCTATCACTTAACCCTCTTCTAATCGAATCAATATTGGCAGATTGATCAAACATTCGAAAAGTTTTTGGTGTCAACACTCTAACATGTGTGTAATCATCCCAGTGTAAATCGCACCTATGATGAGGTACATTAATATACCATTCTGCTTGATCACGGCTCACTCGATACATTTCTTTGATGATACTTGTAAATTTTCTTGGTGATTGCCCAAGATGTTCAAGAATGTTGTCGGCTGTAATCTTTTCAAAAAAATCATCTTCATATGGCCATGGTGTTTCTTCTAAATCTAGAACTTGATCGGGATTACATTTTGCTTCGAAGTCCACGTTCCAATGATCAAATAATTTTTTAAAGCCACAACCCATATTTAATTTTTTGTGTTCGGGAGTAATCATATTTTTTCCTTTTCAATCAAATCAGAAATTAATTGTTCACATTTATTTAAAGAGCCTTTCCAATCGCAAGGTAAATCTTGGTGAATACACCAAGCATTTTCATACCAAATAGTTTTGCTCATATCTTCATTATGATTCCATGTAAAATATGCAGCGGCATGCATTAACACTATCGTAGTTTTACCCATGCTTGCGGCCGCATGTGATACACCTGTATCACAGGTTACTATAATATCACAGGTGTCCAATAATGCAAGAGTATCTTCCCAAGTTTCAAAAGGTATATATTTTACTCTAGAATCCTTTTCAATTACGTCTTTTTCTAAATTGACAACTTCACCAAATTTTATTAAATGATCCACAGTTTCCTTTAATGGTAAAGTTCTCAAATTTGTTTCAACATGTGTTTTGTCTCCTTGGACGCAAAGCCCTATTCGTAGTTGTTTTTTTGGAAATTCTTCGTCGTACCTTTTTTTTATATTTAATTCACAGTTTAGATATTTGATAGGGTCAGGTTTTTCCACTGAAAGATGATAAGCTAAACTCATAATGGGAACTGCGTGAATACTTTTTGTTTCTTTCCAAGAGCTTATATCTTTAATGTTGAAAACCCTACAAAAGGTAGGAGATAGTGCTTTGCCATCATAATACACATTTTGACATAGAGTTTTTAATAATGGTAACCATCTTGAAAAAATAATTTGGTCTCCGAACCCAGATTCTGCCAAAACTACTAGATTTTCGGC